GAAAGAGAATCAGTCAGTAAACTTCCTACTATCTCTGAGGAATTCACTCAGAGCGATACTACAATCGTTGTTCAAGACTCGAAACTTGGATGGGCAAGGGCATTCAAGGAACTTGTATCCTTACTTGTTGGTGGTCAGGTTCCAAGATGGGACTTATCAAAAATTCGTCCTGCGGGAGCAAGACTTAAGACCTTTGGTGGTAGAGCGTCTGGCCCAGAACCCTTGGATGATTTGTTCACTTTCACAGTTGAAACTTTTCGTAAGGCTGCGGGAAGAAAGCTTACAACAATCGAGTGCCATGATATCATCTGCAAGATTGCTGAAATTGTCGTCGTAGGTGGTGTTCGTAGATCTGCTCTGATTTCGCTATCATCTTTGACCGATGAAAGATTGAGAGATGCAAAGAGCGGGGCTTGGTGGGAAGCAAACCCACAAAGAGCACTCGCAAACAATTCTGTTGTTTATAAAGAAAGACCAGAAATTGGAACATTCATGGAAGAATGGATCTCTCTTTATAAGTCCAAGAGCGGAGAAAGAGGTATTTTTAATCGTTCCGCTGCAAAGAAGCAATGTGAAAGAGCAGGAAAACTAAGAGGAGATGAAGGCCCAGAAAGAAATCCTAATTATGATTTTGGGACTAATCCATGTTCTGAAATTGTTCTTAGAGATCGTGAGTTCTGTAATCTTTCTGAAGTTGTAGTCAGAAACGAAGACAATCTAAAAACACTAAAGAGAAAAGTAAGACTTGCTACCATACTCGGAACAATTCAATCAACACTTACTAATTTTAAATATATTTCTAGTGAGTGGAGTAACAATTGTGACGAAGAAAGACTTCTTGGTGTTTCCTTGACAGGAATCATGGATAACGAACTCACTTCCGGGTTAAAGGACAAAGAAGAACTTAGAAAGATACTAAGAGAACTCCGAAAGGAAGCAATAAAGACAAATAAAGAATTTGCTTCTAAACTAAAAATTAATGAGTCTGTTGCGATAACTTGTGTGAAACCATCAGGGACAGTATCGGCTCTTGTCAACTCCTCTTCGGGTATTCATGCAAGACATAATCCTTATTACATTCGTACTGTCAGAGCAGACACAAAAGATCCATTATGTATCTTTATGAAAGAAAAAGGGTTTCCTTGTGAACCATGTGTAATGAAGCCAGATCATACTATGGTGTTTTCTTTCCCAATGAAGTCTCCAGATCATGCTGTCTGTAGAAAAGATTTAACAGCAATTCAACAACTTGAATTGTGGTTATTATATCAAAAAGAATGGTGTGACCATAAACCAAGCATTACTGTTTCTGTTCAAGAGCACGAATGGATGAATGTTGGTTCTTGGGTGTGGGATCATTTTGATGAGATGTCAGGTGTTTCATTCTTGCCCTTCTCAGATCACACATATCGACAAGCACCTTTCCAAGATTGTGATGAAAAAGAATACAACACTTTATTGGAGAAGATGCCTAAAGATGTTGATTGGTCTGAATTATCTTCATATGAAAACCAAGACAACACAATAGGATCTCAAGAGTTAGCATGTTCTGGTAATTCGTGTGAGATAGTCGATATCGTCAGTAAATAAGAATTAAATTATTCTAATTTAGAACCCCCGAACTTACTAGAAGTTCGGGGGTTTTTGTATTATAAATACTATTATGAATATAGCAGGTATAGATTATTCTTTGCGTTGTCCGTGCATTTGCAAAATAAATGTGGACTATACTTTTCATTTTGAAAATTGTAATTTTAATTACATAACAGACGTTGTAAAGTATCAAAGAGATACAGAGAATATAAAAGGATCTAAATATGAGGACTGGACCGAAGATCTACAGAGATACGAAACCTTAGCAGATTGGGTTGTTCAGTTCATAGGAGATTGTGATCAAGTGGCGTTAGAAGGTTATTCCTATTCATCAAGTGGTAGAGTTTTTCATATAGCAGAAAACACAGGAATATTAAAATATAAATTGTATCAGTTATCCATACCTCTTACTATATTTCCTCCAAGTGAAATTAAAAAATTTGCAACAGGAAAAGGAAATGCAGATAAAGAAAAGATGTATACTTCTTTTACGGAAGAAACAGGAATAGACTTAAAAAACAAGATAGACTACACAAGAGAAAAAATAGAAAGCCCACTAGCAGATATAGTCGATTCTTTCTATATTTGTAAAAAATTATGGAATACAATTAAAATATGAACATAATATATGTCAAAAAAAGAAGGAAACAAAAAGAATTTTCTGCATATGGAGGTACAGTAAAAGAAGTATCAGGATACAGATATCATACATTTACACAAAATGGTACTTTTACTGTTGTTAATCCTGGTGAAGTTGATATTTTAGTTGTTGGTGGAGGAGGTGGTGGTGGGTGGGGTAATATGGCGTCAGGTGGAGGAGGTGGTGGTGGCGTTGTATATCAAAGTATATCAGTAACAAATGGAAATTATACTATTACTGTTGGTGCAGGAGGAGGAAAAGCAACTACTAATACTAGCGAAGGAGGAGATGGAGAAAGTTCTTCATTTGGTAATATATCCGCTTCAGGTGGAGGGGGTGGTGGAAGTACAGGAACAGGAGTTAGAACAGGAAAAAACGGAGCAAGTGGAGGCGGAGGAGCATTAAATGCATATAATGCACAAAATGCAGGAGGAACTGGAACTAGCGGACAAGGAAATGATGGAGCAAGATCTGGTCTAGGTGGTGCGGGAGGAGGAGGAGGAGCAGGTTCTTCAGGTCAAATTGGAGGAGTTGGTGATTACGGACAAGGTGGTGCAGGTGGCAGTGGTATACAATGGCTTGATGGAGAATATTATGGAGGAGGTGGTGCGGGCTGCAGCACTTGGTATTCAGATACATCTAGACCTGTTCCTGCTGGTGGTATTGGTGGCGGTGGAAATGGAGGAAAATATAATGGAAGGGTTTCTGCTACAAATGGAACCAACGGAAAAGGAGGAGGGGGAGGGGGAAGTTCAGAATACACATATACTAGTGGCAATGGCGGATCTGGTATAATAGTTGTTAAATATGCAGTTACAAAAAATTTGTGGACTCCCTCTTCTATATCTTCAGACTTGATTAGTTGGTGGGATGCTTCAGATTCTACTACAATTTTTGATTCTATTAGTGGAGGTAGCACACCTTCTGATGGAGGAGAAGTAAAAAGATTAGAAGATAAAAGTTCTTCTGGTTTTGATCTTTTTCCTCCTACTGCATATGCTGCTTCTGCGTATGGTCCCCTTAGATCTGTATCACATAAAAATGGTTTGGATTGTTTAGATTTTAACAGTAGTGTAAATAATAGATATTTGTGGTCCTCTACAGAGACAAATGCAACTAGTAGTTCTCTATTTACGAATTGGACAGGGTTTACAAATTTTGCTACAAATAGATCTAAAATGACTATTATTGCTTATTTTCCAACTAAAGCAAATCAATTAATAGGCAATCTTGGTTATCAGTTAAAACCTTCTCATAGTTTAGGAACGTCTAGCACCACATTTTCAGGTTCTACCATATTTGGTAATAGAAACGGGAATACCGGAGTTATAACTACTAGTAATTCAGAATCTTCTTCTGGTGGAATATATGTTGGATATTTTGATAGAAACGGATCTACAGATGAATATGTTATTCGGTTTAACGGCTCAGAATTAACAAGCACAAATTTATCTGGTTATACTTATGATTTAACATGGGAAAATGGAAGTGGTAGTTCCAACAGAGCATCAATAAATAGAGATTCTCCCAACAATTGTATTATGGGAGAAATAATAATAGTACACGATGGCACACAATCAACTGTAGAAAAATTAGAGGGATACATGGCACACAAATGGGGATTGCTTTCAGATTTACCCTCTTCTCATCCTTATAAAACACAAATACCAGAGGAATAGAAGTGAACATAATATACGTCAAAAAAAGAAGAAAACCAAGTCCTCAATTTCCTGATCTTGATTATTCGACCGGGGACAAGTTTGATCAATGGGTCTCGGCTGC